GCCATGCGCAGATTTTGCACTTTATATAAAAGGAGCTTGACTATGGAAAGCAAGAAACCACGCGGTAGACCAGGCCATGCCCCAGACGAGCGTTCGCGCCAGCAAGTGCTCGCGATGGCTGGATATGGGATGACGCACGGGAACATAGCAGAAGTTATGAAAATAGAGCCAAAAACGCTGGCCAAGCACTACAAAGATGAGCTTGAGCGCGGGCTTGCTGCTGCTGAACTACGAATAACGCGAACGCTTTTTGAGCAGGCGACAGACCCTGATAAGCCGAACACGGCTGCGATGATTTTCTGGCTGAAAGCCAAGGCGGGCTGGCGCGACCGCGATACGGCGACTGCCGCGCCAAAGCTAAGCAAGGAGGAAGCTGCGAGACAAGATGCGCTCGAAGCTACAGAGAATGGGTTCTTTTCAACGCCTATGCAAAGGGTTAAATAATGGATGTCAAAAAGTGGCCAGCCGCGCAGTCGGCGCTATTGCACCCTAGCTTTTACAGGCAAATCGGTAAAGACCAAGAGGTAATAGTGGCGGCGGCTACTGCCCGCTTGTCGGAGCGATTCGCTTAAATGCAACCCCACTGGCAAACCGCCCTAGCGCAGGGCAAATGTCCGCTGCCTGCCCCGCTTTACCCTGAACGCGCTGCGCTGGCGCAGCGCTATTTTGGGCATTTGCAGCTGGTTGATGTGCCAGGCAGCCCGCGCATGGCGGCGGCGGTGAAGCCTTGGACGATGGACCTGGTTGGTAGCGTCTTTGGGGCTTATGACCAAGCCGAGCAAAAGCAGCGAATCCGCGAATTCTTGGTGCTGATAAGCAAGAAGAACTCAAAATCCACCATCGCGGCTGGAATCATGCTAACGGCCATGATTTTGAACCAGCGCGGCAATGCCGAGATGATCATTCTTGCGCCAACGGTGGAAATCGCCCGCAATGCCTATGACCCTTTAAGGGGCATGATAAAGGCAGACCAAGAGCTGGAGCGCCTTTTCCGCGTGCAAGACCACATCCGTACGATCACGCACCGCGTGACTGGGGCGGTTCTGAAGGTGGTTGCCGCCGATAGCGAGACCGTTGGCGGCATCAAAGCCAGCGTCATTTTGATTGATGAGCTTTGGCTCTTCGGCAAGCGCAAGGGCAGCGAGAACATGCTGCGCGAGGCCACGGGCGGGCTGGTATCGCGCCCAGAGGGGTTCGTTATTTACCTGACCACGCAGTCTGACGAGCCGCCAGCGGGGGTGTTTAAGAGCAAGCTGACCTACGCCCGCAAGGTAAGGGATGGGGAGATTGACGACCCGCAATTCATGCCGCTGCTCTATGAGTTCCCGCAGCCAACGCTCAAGAATGGCGCATGGCGCAAGCCTGAGAATTGGCACATCACGAACCCAAATATCGGGGCGAGTGTCGATTTGGACTACCTAAAGCGGGAGTATGAGAAGGCGCTAAACGATGGCGAGGCCTCGATGCGCGGCTTTGCGGCAAAGCACTTAAATGTCGAAATCGGCGTTGGCCTGCAAACAGACAGCTGGGCAGGCGCTGAGTTCTGGGAGCGCTGCGCCGCGCCTGGCGGCCTGACGCTTGACCAGTTGATCTTCCGCTCCGAGGTGGCCGTTATTGGCATTGACGGGGGCGGGCTGGATGACTTGCTGGGCGTTACCGTGGCTGGGCGTGATAAGGACAGCGGGAAGTGGCTCTACTGGTCGCAGGCTTTCGCGCACCGCATCGTCTTGCAGCGCCGCAAGGATGTGGCCGACCGCTTGGAGCAGTTCGCGCAGCAGCAAAGCCTGCTGATTGTGGACACGCCTGGCGACGATGTGGCGATGGTTTGCGAGATTGTGGCTCGGGTGCGCGATGGGGGTTTGCTTCCTGATAGCCAGGGCATAGGCGTAGATGCGGCTGGCATCGGCGCGATAATCGAGCAGCTCACCAGCGAGGAATACGGGCTGCGCATGGAGGACATTGTCGCCATTGGGCAGGGCTGGAAGCTGAACGGGGCTATTAAGACGCTTGAGCGCAAGTTGGCGGCGCAAGAGGTGGAGCACGACGGAAGCGAGTTGATGAATTGGGTGGTGGGTAATGCGCGGGTGGTGCCAGTCGGCAACGCCATCCGCATCGACAAGCAGGTTTCAGGCAGTGCTAAAATCGACCCATTGATGAGTGCGCTAAACGCAACGCAGCTGCTGATGCTAAACCCCGCTGGCCGAAAGAAAAAATACCAAATGTTTTTTATTTAGGGTAGAATGCGCCCAAAATTTGGGGGTAATAATGCAAAAAGCATATTCAAAACTGCAAATCAAGAGCTTCGATGATGAAAGCCGCATCATTCGCGGCGTTGCCACCACGCCAAGCACTGACCGCTATGGGGATTCCGTGATCCCTGGCGGCGCTAAATTCGCACTGCCCATCCCGTTGCTGTGGCAGCATGACAGCAGCAAGCCTATTGGGCATGTCACGGCTGCCAAAATCACGGATGAAGGCATCGAAATCGAGGCCAAAATCATGCAAGTGGCCGCGCCAAATGGCTTGGCTGCGCGGCTTGATGAGGCGTGGGAGTCCGTGAAAAGCGGGCTAGTGCGCGGGCTGTCGATTGGCTTCAAGCCCATCAAATATGAGCTGATTAAGGAAACTGGCGGCGTTGAGTTCCAAGAGTGGGATTTTTACGAGCTGAGCGTGGTTACCATCCCTGCCAATGCCGAGGCCAGTATCACCGCCATCAAGAATTTTGCCGCCCAGCAAAGCGCCGCGCTAGGCGCAGCTGGCGAAAAAACCCAAGCCGCGCTAGGCTTGCTGCCCGTAAAACTTCAAACAGTAAAGAAAGGTTCTAACATGAACATTCAGGAAATAATCAAGCGCTTGGAAGACACCAAGAGCGCTAAAGTTGCAGAGCGCGATGCTTTGCAAGAGGCCGTGGCCAAGGAAGGCCGCACCAAATCTGCGCAAGAGCGCGAAAACTTCGACACCTTGAGCGATGAAATCAAGGCGCTCGACTTGGAGCTGAAAGACATGCGCCAGTTGGAGCAGCAGAACATCGCCAAGGCCGCGCCCGTTGAGACTGGCGCAGCGCAGGCTAAAGACTACGCTGGCATTGCCGTGCAAAAAGCCCCTGAAAACCTGGAAAAGGGCATTGCCTTCGCCCGCTTCGCTGGCGTTATTGGCGCAGCCAAGGGCGACTTGCACACGGCGAAAAGCATTGCCGAGCATCGCTTCCCCGACGACAAGCGCTTGCACCACATCATGAAGGCCGCCGTTGCCGCTGGCACTACCCAAGACCCCGCATTTGCAGGCCGCTTGGTCGAGTATCAGCAAATCAGCAATGACTTCATCGAGTTCCTGCGACCCAAAACAATCATCGGCCAGTTTGGTGTAGGCAGCGTCCCAGCGCTGCGAAGCATCCCCTTCAATGTCACCATCAAGGGGCAAAATGTCGGCGGCACAGCAGGCTGGGTAGGCGAGGGCAAGCATAAGCCTTTGACGGCGCAGGGTTTTACCACAGTGAACCTTGGCTTCTTCAAGCTGGCTGCTATCACAGCCGCAAGCGATGAGCTGCTGCGCTTTAGCAACCCAAGCGCCGAGCGCTTGATTCGTGACGATTTGGCTGCTGCGGTAATCAGCGAAATGGATAGCGCCTTTATCGCCATCGCAAACGCTGGCGTTGCCAATGTCAAGCCCGCCTCTATCACCAACTCACTGACCGCCTACACTACTGGCACGGGCGACCCCGAGGCCGACATCGCCGCATTGTGGACTGCTGCCGTGAGCGCCAACGCCGATTTGTCAAGCGCGGTTTATGTGACTACCCCAGCGGTGGCCATGAAGCTCGCAGGCTTGAAATCAGCTGCTGATAACCGTCGCTTCCCAGATGTGACGGTTCTGGGCGGCTCGATTAATGGTGTGCCTCTGATTGTCTCAAGCCGCGTTGATGCTGGGGCATTCATCCTTGCGTTTGCAAGCGACATCTTCCTTGCTGACGACGGCGTGGTTACCATTGACGCAAGCCGCGAGGCCAGCTTGATTATGGATAGCGACCCGCAAGCGTTGAAAGACGCGGCAAACGGTGGCGGCGCAACTTTGGCTGATTTGAAGGCTGCTCAGTATGTGAGCATGTTCCAGACCAACCAGATTGCATTCCGCGCCGAGCGTTATGTGAACTGGGCGAAGCGCCGTGCAACAGCCGTGGCTGGTGTTAATTCAACATCTGCTGGCGGCTGGCAATAAACCAGACGGGAACCTGGGGCGGTGGCAACGCCGCCCCTTTTGTCGAATGGAGACGCTACAATGAAGCAAGTCAGAAACACCCACAGCGGCGTCATTAGCTGGTTCCCCGATAATCAGGCGGATTGGCTGGTAAGAATTGGGCGCTGCGAGTACTACCAAGAGCATCCAGAGCAGCCAGAGCAGGACGAACCCGAGAAAGAGGCAAAGCATGTGGCCGTTATCAAACCTGCTAAAAAACAACCCGCAAAAGTCGCTACAGGCGATTGATGGGGGCGGCTGGTGGCGCTTAATCCGTGAGCCTTTCACTGGCGGCTGGCAGCAGAACAAAGAAATCAACTTGTCGAGCGTGCGCGATTTTTTCGCTATCTATTCATGCGTGACGCTAATCACTGGCGACATAAGCAAGATGGCTGCCACGGTCAAGAGCCGCGATAGCAGCGGCGTTTTGCGCCCAGCTGGCGGCGCTATGCAAGTGCTGCTAAACAAGCCAAATAACTACCAAAACGGCGTGCAATTCCGCCAATGGTGGGCGCATAGCAAGCTGACCACGGGCAACGCCTACGCACTCAAGCAGCGCGGGCAGCGCGGTGAAATCCAAGCGCTCTACATCCTAGACCCCGCCAAGGTGGTGCCACTGGTGGCGGACGATGGCGGCGTTTACTACCAATTGAGCGGGGACAAGCTGGCGGGCATCGGACAGCCGCAAATTGTCGTGCCTGCTAGCGAGATCATCCACGACCGATACCAGCCGCAAGAGCACCCGCTGGTTGGCGTCCCGCCCGTTTACGCAGCTGCGCTGGCTGGTGCACTTGGTAAATCCATCCAAGAGGACAGCCACACCTTCTTTGTGAACGGCGCGAGCTTGAGCGGCATTTTGACCGCCCCAGGCGCAATCAGCAAAGACACCGCCGAGGCGCTTAGTGCCCAGTGGCGCGAAAAGTACTCAGGCAACAACGCAGGGCGCGTTGCCGTGGTTGGTGACGGTTTGAAATTCGAGCCAATGCGGGCGAAGGGCATCGACAGCCAAATTGTCGAGCAGCTGCGTCTATCGGCTGAAATCGTGGCAAGCTGCTTCCATGTGCCGCCGTACAAAATCGGCATCGGCAAGGCTCCAGAAAACCCGCAAGCATCGAACCTCGCCTACTACTCAGACTGCATTCAGGTCTTGATTGAAGAGATGGAAGCCTGCCTAGATGCAGGGCTTGAGCTGCGCGACGGGCACACGGTGGAGTTTGACACGGACGACCTGATGCGCATGGACACGGCCACCATTTACGACACGCTGGCTAAGGGCGTTGGGGGCAGCCTGAGCACGCCAAATGAGGCTCGTGCTAAGCTGGGGCTGAAGCCGCTGGCTGGCGGCGACGCGATTTACATGCAGCAGCAAAACTATAGCCTAGAGGCGCTTGCAAAACGAGATGCGCAGGCAGACCCGTTTGGCAAATCGGCAACGGCAACGCCAGCATTTGCGCCTGAGCAAGGCAAAAGCCTAGACGCTGGGCTGCTGCGTGCTTTACTTTTGGAGGGCGCGTAGCCATGCTGGAAAAAGACATAGCAGACATTATCAAAGCCTACACAGCTGCACAAATAAAGGACGCTTCTGCTGCCCTGCGCAAAGATGGCGTGGACGGTAAGGATGGAGTCAATGGCCAGGACGGCCAGAATGGGCGCGATGGCAAGGACGGCATCGACGGCAAAGATGGGGCAAGCCCAGACGAGGCAGCCATCATCGAGGCCGTGGCGCTAAAGTTCGAGCGCCGCTTTGCTGACCTTTCCCTAGCATGGGAGCGCAGCGCCCAAGCTGCTATTGCAAAAGCGCTTGACAAAATGCCAGTGCCAAAGGATGGCGCCGACGGAAAAGACGGCAAGGACGGGCTGCCACCTGAGAGCCTGAGCATCGAGCAGGACGGGCGCTTGCTTACGGTGCGCGTGGGCGAGAAATCACACACCATCCGCCTTGGGCATGTGCTAGACGCTGGCGTTTGGGACGATGCCAAAGCCTACGAGCAAGGCGATGGCGTGACATACGGCGGCAGCTTTTGGATATGCCAAGAGGCCGCACCAATTGGTGCAGCGCCAGGCACTGGCTGCAAGGCTTGGCGCTTGGCCGTCAAGCGCGGGCGCGATGGCAAAGACCTGCGCGATAGCGCTAGCAAGCACGACCTATCTAAGGGGGTGCAGATATGAGCGCCGCCCCATTGATAACGCTTGCAGAGGCGAAGGCTCACCTGCGCGTGGACACGAACGCAGACGATGCGCAAATCACGGCCTATACAGCTGCTGCAAGCTCTGCCATTGGCACCTATATAGGCGATGGCATCTATGAGGACGATGCGAAAACCATCATCCGCGATGATGTGAAGACCGCCTGCAAGCTACTGGTGGGCGATTTTTACCGAATGCGCGAAAGCGAATCGCCTGACCGAGTTGATGCGGGTTTTGGCTACGGCTATCTGCCCGCCTATGTGGTCGGGCTGCTCTTCCCCTACAGAATGCCTAGCGTGGGGTAATAAATGGCCAAGCACACCAAAGCAGGCAGCCTGCGCCACCGCGTGACACTGCAAAGGCGGGCGGCAACGCAAGACCCAGTGACTGGCGAAATGTCGCAGGCGTGGGCAGCCATCGCCACCGTGTGGGCAGCCATCGAGCCGCTATCGGTGCGAGACTTCCTGCAAAGCGGCAAGGACAACGCCCGCATCGACACGCGCATCACCATCCGCCACCGCGAGGATGTGCCGCAAGAGACTGGCGAGCTGCGCATCGTACACGAACGCGAAGCGCCTATGCAGGCGCTTGTATATATGGCGCATGGCGTTTTGGCAGATGCCGATAGCGGGCTGGAGTATTTGTCCATCCCATGCAGCAGGGGGGCTAGGCAATGAGCAATGAACTAGACGGGATGGATGCGCTGCGTGCCAAGTTCAAGCAATTGAACGGCGCTGAGGCGCAAAAGATTTTTAAGAGTGCAGCAGGCGCTGGCGCGAAGGTGATACGCCTTGAGGTGCAAAGGGGTGCGCAAAGGATTGACGACCCTACGACGCGCGAAAATATCGCAAAAAACATAGCGCAGCGAGCAAAAGGCAAGCGCTACCTGCCCGCGAATGCCGTTGGTGTAAGGGTTGGTATTAAAGGCGGCGCAAAAGCGCAGCAAGGCGGCAAGAAGGCGGCAACGACAAACCCAGGCGGGCAGACATACCACTGGCGCTTTGTTGAATTTGGCACGAAGAAAATGCCAGCGCAGCCATTCATGCGCCCCGCAATGGCGGCCACGACAAGCCGAGCGCAGGCAGCGTTTGTTGAGCAGGCAAAAAAGCGGCTTGATGCCGCGCTGAGGAAGAAATGACGCAAACCATTTTCCAGATTTTGAACACCCCAGCTGTGCAATCGCATTTTGGCACTGCGCCGCTGCGCGTGTTCCCGTTTGGCAAGGCACCAGCGAATGTTGCAAGCCCATACGCTGTACACCAGTTGCTAATGGCCGAGTTCGAGAACACCTTGAGCTGCCCGCCAGACCTGCGCCATGAAACCACGCAAATCGACATTTACGGGGCTGAATCAGGCGGGCAAGCGCCAGTTGTCGCAGCAGCCCATGCGCTGGTGCAAGCTCTTTTCCCACATGGCACCGTGTCCGCGCTATTAAGCCACGGCCAAGACCCCGACACCAAAGAGTGGCGAATCGGGATTGATTTTTCACGCATTGTCGATGCGATTTGAGCAATATAGACATGCGGCAAATTTACAGATAGAATCCACCCAGTTTTTTATAGGAGCGCCTCAAAATGGCTATCAAAACTCAAGGCACGAAACTTTACGCAATCGGAGCAAGCGATACGCTGCTGTCAATTTGCGCTACCAACATCAGCGTCGGTTCTGCAAGCTCTAGCGAGATTGACACCACCACGCTGTGCAGCAGCACGAAAACCTATTTGAGCGGTTTGCAAGAATCGCCAGAGGTGACCTTTACGATTTTGTTTGACCCTACCAGCGCCGCCCATGCCGCGCTGCTGGCGCTCAAGAAATCGAGCACCTCGCTTAAATTCGCGATTGGCCTGAGCGATGGCACCACCGACCCTACAGTCACCGCTGGCGCGTTCACCCTACCTACTACGCGCAGCTGGATTGCTTTCGATGGCTTCATCAAAGACTTCCCGCTCGACTTCCAAGGCGACTCGGTGATAAACTCGCAGCTAACCGTCAAGGCATCTGGCGACTTTACCCTAACACCGAAAACCTAAACAATGGCAGAAAAAACCAAAATCACCACGCTGGCGCAGCTTACTGGCGCTGGCGCTTTGATGGGTGGCGAGCCTACCAAGGCGCTTGTCGAATGGGAGAATGATGCGGGCGAGCAAATCGCCTTCAACATCCTAATTAAGCCGCTGAGCTTCGGCGCGGCGCTTGATTTTGGGGCTAACCCTGACAAGAAGACCATCGCGCAGGCCATCTCGCAGCTAATCCTTTTGGACGATGGCGCAGGTGGCCACGAGCAGATGAGCTATGAGCAGGCTTTGATGCTGCACCCGCAGCTGGGCTGGCGATTGTTTGAGGCCATAAGCGGCGCGGCCATCAAAAAAAAATAGACGCGCAGCAAGAGCTGCTGTGCGAGCTGGTGATGCTTGGAATAGGCGGGCGCACGATAGCGCAGGCGCGGCAAAACCTGAGCGCCGATGAGGTTGCAACATGGGCTGCCTACCGTGCAAAGCGCGGCACGCTCTCGCTAGGGCTGCGCCTTGAGCAGCTCTTTGCGATTAGCGATGCTAGGGCTGCACAAATGGCTGGCGCAAAAGGCGTCAATTTGCCAGAGCTGCTGCGTTACCACGATGCGCCCGAAGAGGTAGAATATGAGCCACCAGCTGGGGCGGAAGTGGACGCGATTGTTAGTCTATTCGGCCTAGCTAAAAAGACATAGGGGCGCGGCATGGCTAGCAACAATTTAGGCACTCTAACGCTTGACCTCGTCGCCAAGACTGGGGGGTGGGTCAGCGGCATGACGGAGGCCGAGCGCGCAACCGAGAAATTCGCAAAAAAAGCCGAGCAGCGCAAGAAAGAAGTCGAGGCAGAATTTAGCAAATGGAAGCTGGCTGGCGCAGCCACGCTCACCGCTGGGCTTGCCGCCGG